TATACATGCAAGCAGAGATAACTTCATACGATGACGCTGTTAGGTTTTTTAGCAGGGCCAAATCCCCTGCTGCGGGCAGACCGTTCAAGTCATGGGGACGTATGTTTAAGGAGGGCAACGACTTTGTTATCAAGATTCAGTCGCAGCCTGTCTTGAAGATAACACCTGATAACAAAATATCCTTTGTCATTGACGGGCCGACCGGCAGAAACTATAGCAACACCTTGAGTTCTGGCATACACCGAGCCGTCCCCCTCCTGTGGATACGCATAGGCAAGGGACGTTATCGCGTGGGCCATACCAAAATACTGGATCAGATAACAAACAAACGCAGAGAGGAAAGCAAGGACAAATGGACAAACCCTTGGCGTGTACTGTATGAGGAAGGTCAGGAGTTGTACAAAGATATTACCTTTGACCTAATCACAGGCGAGTGTATTAATCCACAAAGAGATTTGTTGAAGTCTGTTCAGCCCGAGATGCGTACCGAGTGGCTACGCAAGTTGCGTAAGTTCAAACGTAATGTAAAACTACGGGCTAAACTTGGTGCCATCGACGGCATGATTGCTCAAATGAATAAGGAGAACAACAACTCTCCTTGGCATCATGTTCGTAGCAACAGACCCAACTGGCAAACCGATGAGTGGTTGGATAATATTGTGACTGCAATGAAAGACGAGACATGTCCGCCAGAATTGATGCGGGCATTTATCATATCTTCATTTCCGATGTGGGGTAACGCTACCCCCAATGGCGCTGAAGTTGTTAATACGGTTGAGGGTATCTTGACCGAGATGAGTATTGATTTGCGTAAAAAGTTTGGTGTGTTTGATCAATCAATAGGAGAGGCAGCATGACTAGCAAAGTCAAAGTTAGAAAGACCAAGCGTTCAACTATCGTTAAACTTCACAGCGAAGGCATGTCAGTAAAGGATATTGCCAAGCAGGTGAAAGTTAAGCCGAACTACGTTTACCATTCTCTGTGGATGGATCGTAAGAACAAATCGAAGGCAGCGAAAACATCAAAGCCTTATCGTTCTCTGACTGAAGCGTTGATAGAAACAAAGAACGATATTGATACGGTGCTTAACAAAGACAGGTTCAAAAGTCCCGCGCATTATACGGTGGGTGGCATTGAAACCTGGGACTTCATAGAAGCAAAGGGTTTGAACTACAACCTTGGTAGTGTCGTTAAGTACATCAGCCGCGCTGACTACAAGGAGGATGACGTTGGCGACTTGAAGAAGGCCCGAGAGTTTCTTGATCGTGAGATCAATCGCCGTCAGGGAGCGGTCGACGCTTGGTAAAACTTATCCGCAGGTGGATTGCCCACATGCGGTGGGAACTTCAACGGGAGTGGGGGCATGTCCCCCCTCCCAACTGGGCATGTAAACGTGGATGGAGGGACTATTGGTGATAACCATTGACAACGACTCCCCCGCAGGATCATGGCGCAGGGAGTGGGATGCTAGACCGCATACCGCACAGGAATACATGGAGAAAATCCGTGAACTCCGCGAACGCAACAAGGAATACTTGCGTGATATAGAAGCGTTGAAACGTACTATTGAAGAACTCAAGGAAGAACTTGCTTTGGTTGACCGTCTTATTTACAGGAGCAATCGACATGAGACTGAGTGAATACAAGTACGACCAGATGCAAGGGGAGATCAATCTCTTGCAGAAACATATCATGGAGATGGAGGTTGCCAACGAGAAAAGAAAGAGCGAGGAAATCATATTCCTTATCTTTGCGTTTCTTGTAGGTACCTGCATGGGTATTGCCATCAGCATATTGTTAAACAATGCTTAACCCTACTGATACTGCGGCGGCAGTAAACCTTGTACGCGAACTGCGTGGATGGGCCGTGAACGAAATGAAAGCAGGCATGGCAGAGTGCCTACTAGAAAGCGCAGCAATCCTTGAGAAATTTATAGAGGAACGCACACAGATGGAGCAATACATTTCAGAACGCGAGTGGTTGCACCGTGAAGGGTAATCTCCACGTTACGCAAACTCATATTGGTGGCCCACAAACTATAAGTGTAAAGGGCGACAGCAGAACCTTAACTTTTAGAGGTGAAAACGGCACCGTTGAATCTATAACTGCTGCTGACATAAAGATGTTCAAGGATATGTGCGGGCTTTTCGAGTACATAGCCAAGGTTGATCCTAAGTTTGCAGAGTATGTGATTGCATACGAAGCATCAAAGAAGGTAGTCAAGTAATGGATGTAGTCACTATTGATTTTGAAACTTACTACGACAAGGACTACAGTCTGAAGAAGATGACGACGGAAGCGTACATTCGCAATCCGTTGTTCGAAGTCATTGGCGTTGGAGTTAAGATCAACGACGGCCCTACCGATTGGTATTCGGGGTCTAACCCTAAGTCTTTTCTGTCATCGTTCGATTACAGTAAGGCAGCAATCCTCTGCCACAACACGGCGTTTGATGGTGCGATCCTGTCATGGAAGTACGGGATCAAGCCTAGACTTTGGCTCGACACTTTAAGCATGGCGCGTCCGTTACATTCCGTAACTGTGGGCGGTAGCCTTGCTGCGCTTGCTACTTACTATAACCTTGGTAAGAAAGGCGACGAGGTAGTGGTCGCACAAGGTAAGCGGCGCGAGGAGTTTACCGACGAGGAGATGGAACGGTATGCGAGATATTGCATAAACGATGTAGACCTAACCTACGCTCTGTTCCAGAAGTTAAAGAACAAATTTCCTGTTAAGGAACTAGTGGTCATTGATCAGACCATTCGGATGTTCACCGAACCCTGTATCCAATTGGATACACCCCTACTTGAGAAGCACCTGAACGATATCAGCACACGCAAGCAGGAGTTACTTGCAAGCGTCAGCGTCGACCGCAACAGTCTGATGAGCAATGATATGTTTGCCGTTGCGTTGCAGTCGCTTGGTGTGGTACCGCCCACTAAGATCAGCCCCCGAACTGGCCAAGAAACTTGGGCATTTGCCAAGACCGATAAGGCCATGACCGACTTGCTCAACCATCCTGACGAGCGGGTACAGGCACTTGTCTCTGCACGACTTGGAACCAAGTCAACCATTGAGGAGACAAGAACCAAAGCATTCATTGAGATATCTCAGCGTGGCAGTCTGCCTATCATGCTCAACTACTACGGGGCGCACACAGGTAGGTTCAGCGGTGGCGACAAGATCAACCTACAAAATCTTCCGTCTCGCGGGAACAACAAAATTAGGCAGGCATTAAAGGCTCCCCAATACAGCAAGATAATTGCCTGTGATTCTGCACAGATCGAAGCCAGACTTGTGGCGTGGGTAGCAGGACAGGAGGATTTGGTACAGGCATTCCGCGAGAAGCGGGATGTGTATTCCGAGTTCGCCTCAGAGGTCTACGGCAGGACGATAACCAAGGCAGATAAGATTGAGCGGTTCGTGGGTAAGACCTGCGTTCTGGGTCTTGGCTATGGCATGGGCGCAGAGAAGTTCCGTCGTACTCTGGAGATCGGACAGGCCGGTATATCTGTAAAGATCGACTTGAACGAAGCCGAGCGTATCGTAAGGCTTTACCGACAGAAGAACTGGAAGATCGTAGAGTTTTGGAACTTGTGTGGCTACGCACTGACCGCCATGACCCAAGGTGGTAGCGGTTCCATTCGTGGCATTCTCAAATACGATGCGGATGGCATCGTCCTCCCAAACGGTTTCCGTATTCAATACGCAGCCCTACGTGCTACCAGTAATGGTTTCGAGTACGTCAGTGAGGGACGGAGTTATCGTAACTACATAAACGCCAAACTGACTGGTCAGCCACACAGCATAGCATGGACGAAGATATACGGTGGCAAGGTTACGGAGAATATCGTCCAAGCCCTAGCCGCTATAGTCATCCGTGAGCAGATGGCAGCGGTTGGTAAGAAGTACAAGGTCGCGTTCCAAGTACATGACGAGATCATCGTGGTAGCAGGCAACGCTGATGCAGATCACGCAGAAAGATATTTGACAGAGGTTATGTCCACCCCTCCGCAGTGGGCACCTGATTTACCAGTGGCTTGCGAGTCAGGTCAGGCCGACAACTATGGAGATACTTGACTATGTATACTCAATGTATATACTCAAGGTTCCAATGACTTCAACCGCGAGGCAACACCTTGCGGCCATAACCTATGCGTTTGTCGCACTCTTACTCATCTATAAAACTATATGAGAATTGCCCGCTACGATACTACCGTCAACGTGTCATCAAAGATGTTGTGGATGA